GTTTTTATTATGGGCGGATCTAGTCCTAATTTCAAAACCCAAAAGCAGTTAATTTAAACTTCAAATCTATAAGTTTTTCCTCCTTTAACATAGTACTTGTATTTCTCACGATCTGCATCAGTATAACCAGATACAGAATCATGAACAAACAGCGGAAATTTTATATCAGCAACACAATCAGTTACTCTAATGAGTCCAACAATCCTCTTATAACTCTCATCATCATCCATAAGATGAATTTGTGACAAAAGATCCTGGCACTCATGAAAATCTGCTCCAAGCTTATAAAGCGAGGTTTTGAGATCATGAGTCTTGTCAGGGGCAGCAGCAGCTTCAGAAAGACCAGGCCAATTACGTTCAGCAAATCTCATAGCCTGCTTAAGGATTCTATGAGCCTTGTAATTTGGACCAGCGTCACATAGCAAACCAAAAAGTTTGAGGTAAAACTGTACTCTTTTATCACCAATCGGATCCTTACGCCCTGGCTTTCCAGCCCACCCATTGGCATCTGTACCCATCTTAGTTGCATAGGCAGCAGTAACACGCCAAGGGTAGACAAAGTCCCAGGTTTCAGAATCAGGATGAAGAGGTTTTTGTTCAGAATCATATTTAACAAAGTAACGTTGTAAGATGTGGATACCACTAGACACTATCTCATCATTTTCAATATGAGTATACATCTTATCCCTGTGAGAATCCTCAGGTCTAAAGATTTTTGTTTCGCCAGGCTTAAGAATTACGCCATATTCGCGCAATTGATTAGCAAGAAGAACAGGAAAATCATTATCTTTAACACAGAATAAATCAGCATCCTTCTTACTAAAACTCATTATAACGTCGTCAGCGTAAAATACCCAGTTGACACGCTCTAATAAAGTTTTAGGATCTCGCTCAGCCTTGAGAGACAATTGTATAACAGCCATATGGAAAGAGAGAATAGCCATTAATGTATCGCAATGACTCGTACCTAAATAGCCACTAGCCATGATACCCATCATCATATAATATTTTCCACCGAACCACTCTACAATCTTAGAATTAACCCAACCAAACTCAACAGAAAACATTTCTATAGACTTCTCCTTATCGACATCATTATGGTAGTCACAATAAAACAATCGAAAAAGGAGTATCACAAACAACAATGCAGGACTGAAGCAGAAGTCTTGAGCAGATATATCAGAAGTAATATACCAAGTATCTTCACAATGAAGCCTCTTATAACGGGCAACTCGTTTAGGTAACTT